ACAATGGTTAAAAAGGATTGTTTGAAATGAATGAAGAAATGGTGAAACTCGTTAATGAGCTAAACAAGAGTAAAAACGAGTTCGATATAGCAACAACATGCGTCGCACAGGCATTGCAATCTATGTGTGAGCGTCTGGACAGGGTGGAATTATGGATAATAGAAAGCCAAAAAAATCTGGCAAAGTAGACAAAGACCCTTATGACCGCCGGGGCGAGAAAGTTACGGATAAGGCTTTCAAGTCGGTTGAGAGGGGTGTAAAACCTGTTGCAAAGGACACCAATAAGACGCGAAGGAAGACAACACGAGCTCGCATAGTTGGTGAAACTGTTAAAACTGAAAAGCCGAAATCAAATCTTAAAAAAGATATGAAAAAGCCAATCAGTACGAAATATTAAGGGATTATTATGAGTTTATTAAGTTTATTTGTGGGAAAACATTTGGTGCCGGCGCTTGAGTCTGCTTTCATTGCTCACGAACCGGAAGCACAGCAACTATTTTTATCCGAAACAACTGAATTGGCTAATCATTTGGTAACGTGGATTAATTCAAAGGTGAAATCTGTTCCACCTGTACTTATTTCACAAGCTCATGGTTCAATGGAGTAAGCATTGTGACTGACAAATGGATAAAGGGCGCAATTAAACACCCGGGTAAGTTGCACAGAGAACTCGGAGTGCCAAAGGGCAAGAAAATTCCTGCAAAAAAGCTGGAAAAAGCGGAGCATAGTAAAAATACTACTCTAAGACGCGAAGCCAATCTTGCGGAAACTTTAAAAAAATTGCATAAGTAGTATACTTGGTAAATCATTATAATAAGGACATTAAAATGAAAGAGCATAAATCAAGACATGGCATGATAGATAACCGTATGGTACATGACAATCATCAACAAGGTATTGAGCGCGTAAAGCAAAAGCGTACTGAATATAATCCCAAAGACTGTGAAGGACATCATGGTAAAATGGGCGTTCATCATGGTAAAGAATCACATTTTAGCCGTCGTGGCGATTCTTTGACTCCAAGGAAAGCATGATAGAAAGAAATAAATTAAATTGTAAATGCTCAACTTGTCTTTATAAGACGCGACGTCGTCTTTATGAGCGTTACAAAAAGGATGAAAAACAATTAATAATAAAGGATTATTATAATGGCTCTTATATATCAATTTCCAACGCCTATTCCGGTGACGAATGGAAATTATCCCCAATTTAAATTTGCAGTATTCGGGGATAATCTGACAACTGTGACAACAGCAGGTTATTTGAATTCATCCAGTATTGAAGCTGGAATCCCATTATCAAATGCTGATATCATAATGGCTCTTTATAGTTTTAGCCAAACGACTACGACTGGTAGTTTCGGTATTTTTACTGTTAATATTTCCACCAGTACAGGTCAAGTAACTTTGACGGCATGGGGTAATCCAGGTGATGTAGTATTGCCGACAACCGCAAACTATCTTGCTCACTTTACGAATACATCAGGAACTTTATCATCAGCTGCTGATAATGTTACGAATCCCGGTAACATAGCCGCAGGTTTGTCAGGCACTCCTGGTACTTTAACTTCATTCCCAGGAACCGCAAGCAAAGGCTCGCTGATACTCGCAGCAGTAGCTAATACAGGTAATACAGCCACCACAATTAGTAATGCAGCAATGGGCCAAGCATCGGTAATTAGTATTCCAGACCCTGGTGCTGCCACAGCTGACTTCGCAATTGCTGCTGCGGCGTTAGTTAATGGCAATTTGATTCAGGCGTCAGGCACTGCGGGACTTGTAGCAGATTCAGGTTTAGCGACAACCAATGTGGTTTCAAAAATTGCCGCAAACGTTTTCACAGGGGCCGGTCAAATCACCTTGGCAAAAGCCAATGGAACTGAGGCTGCAAATGCAGTTACTGCTAGCGGAAATGCTGGTGTAATCACAACTTCTGCTTTAACAACAGCGGGAGGAGCGGCCTATGCCATTACATGGACAAATACTCTCATTACAACATCGTCTGTGATATTATTGACGATAATGGGTGGAACGAACACTACCGAAAATATTACCCTCAAAGCAACAGCAGGGTCAGGAACAAGTACCTTGACTATTTATAATAATACAGCTGCGACAGCCTTGAATGGTACTATTTTAATCGGTTATACGGTGCTCTAGTTGTAAAAGGAGGCACGGTTTTCACCTTCCTTTCCGTGCCTCTTTCCTATTCTTTTGAAATGAGATTTTCTCTAAACCAGTCTTGGACTTCTTTTTCTTTGTAATAAACTCTGCCGCATAGTTTGTGATATTTAAGATTAAGACCTTCATGTCTTGCTCGTCTAAACCAGTGAACTGATAAACCGTATTGTGAGGAAAGTTCTTTTTCACCAAAATATTTCACACCATCGATTGTTAACATAATGATCCTTATTATGTATTGTTATGCATATCAATGCAAGTTTACTTAATTATCATATTTCAAGCGCAAGCTTATTTAAATATCATATAGTCTAGCATCTTTATGCGTTATTAATATTGATTAATAACACTTAATACATCTTATTGAGCAAATCCAGCAATATGACTAAATTCAGTTTGTGGCCACGTTTTTCTATATGGTGCCAAGGATGGCAATTGGCTTGCCGGGACTCATACGTTACATGAGGAAAGTTTTATAGCGTGATGGCGTAATAATCCGAAACTTGAACGTAAGTCAAGGTATTACCGTAGCGGGGCAATAGCTGGAAGGAAAATGTATGGATAATAGCGTTATGGATACGTCTGATAATAATCAGATCCAGGCTGAGCCGCCAATTCAGGCAACTGAAAAGATGGTTCCACAGTCACAAGTCAATGAGATTGTTGGCAATGCTAAAAGGGAAGCCGCTGAACGTGCCGTCGAAGCATTCAAAAGACAGCAAGTGCAAGCGCCATCTGAGCAGCCACAAAATTCTCAGCGCAATATGTCAGATGATGATATCGCGCGCGTTACTGACGACAGGATAAAACAGCACTTTACCAAGATTGAGCAGGAAGCTCAGGACAGGGCAAATGTGGATGCGGCTAACCGAATCGTCGGTATGTTTCGTGACAAAGTGCAAGCTGGAAAAGAAAAGTTTGATGACTTTGAGACCGTGACCAGTAATGTTGCAATGCAATATTATCCTAACGTTGTACAGCTTCTAGCCGAACACGTTGATAATGCCGCAGACGTTCTGTATCACCTGGCTCATAACAGGGACAAGCTTTATAGGCTTGAATCCTTGAGTTCCCATAATGCCTCTGACGGCATTTTCGAGATCAAAAGATTGGCTAATTCTATCAAGTCAAACGATGAAGGCTCGAATGTTAAAAATGCCAAAGAACCGTTATCCCAACAGAAGCCTTCCAATACCGGAACGGATTCGGGAGCTACTCTTTCTATGGCTGATTTAAAAAGAAAATATCGGGCATAAAAATCCCTGAATCCTAACTTATGGACAAGTTAGGAGTAATTAAAATGGCAGTTTTTCCCACAAATATTTTGCAACAGGTGCAAACCTACCAACGCTCTGGTTTGGCACTATTACAGAACTTATGTTGTCATATCAGTACATTTAACACAAAATTTAAAGACTTTGATAAGATTCAAGCCAACCTTGGTTCTGTTGTAACCTTTGACTTGCCCCCACGATTTACGACTACTGCGGGCCTTGTGGCAGCATTCCAGCCAGCCGTTCAACGTGTTCAGTCACTAGCTTGCGACCAAGCGAATAACACGTCATTTGCTGTTACCTCACAACAACGTATCTTCAACTTGGAAAAAGGCGAAGAGGATTATATGCGTGTGTTTGGTAAGTCCGCAATTGCAGAACTGGCAGCTCTTGTGGAAGGCAATATTGCCCTGAACTGGGATTCGGGTGTTGTCAGCCAATTAGATGGAACAACCAACGTTTTCTCCGGCCCATATCGCTTCTATGGCAACGGTTCGACCGCAATCAGTTCTTATCAGCAGCTGGCACAAGCCATTATGTTCTTCAAGAACTACGGCTCTGTAGCAGAAGGAATCAAGGTTTACTTGCCTGATACTGTAGTTCCCAGTGTAGTCGGTAATGGACTGAACCAATTCGTTCCACATCGTAATGATGAAATTGCAATGAGCTGGGAAGTAGGGGATTTTGGTACACCTTTGGTAAGTTATTACCAATCAAACTTAATGCCTATCCACGTTTCAGGTGATACTGGCGTTAATCAACAAACCCTGACTGTTGTTTCAACTAATGATCCAACTGGTCAAAACGTTACTCAAATCACGTTTAGTGGAGCAACTGCAAGTGATGCCAACGCAGTATTTGCCGGCGACTTATTCCAATTCCAGGATGGTGTAAGCGGTCAGCCAAATATGCGTTACCTGACTTTCATCGGTCATTTCCCCTCAGCAAATCCAGTCCAATTCCGGGCTGTCGCAAATGCGGCTTCAAATGCCAGCGGTAACGTTACCATCACATTTACCCCTGCACTGAACTGGGCTGGTGGTCAGAACCAAAACCTTAACAACCCTGTTGTTGCTGGTATGCAAGTTCTGGGTCTTCCTTCCCACCGTTGCGGTGGTATTTTGGGTGGAGATGCAGCATATCTAGCTATGCCTCAATTACCTGAACAAAGTCCGTATCCGACTGCTAATGAATATGACGATACCACAGGTGCTTCCATGCGATTAACCTACGGTTCTCTGTTCGGTCAAAACCAGACAGGTATGATTTATGATGAAACACATGGTTCTGTAATTGTTCCTGAATACGCCATGCGCTATATCATTCCACTTTCACAGGGTTAATTGGTATTACCCGTCTATGTTAGGCGGGTAATAAATCAATCATTAATTGAGGATATAAAAATGGCTATTCCACAAATCCAAAATGAAACAATTTATGCTTTACCACGGTTATATACATCTGGACTCCAATTATCTGCCGCAACTCCAACTGCTGCAACCGTAGTTTGTGTGGCTCCTGGCGCCGCTCGTGATTCCACCAATAGCATTGACATGGTTGTTGGCTTACAGAATTATTTTGGTATAGATAATCCTGCGCAATTATTCAATGGTTATCAGCCAGGACTTTTTATCAATTCTGCAGTAAATGGAGTTAATGGCCTAGATACTGGAACAATCGCTGCAAGTACACAATATGCTATTTATTTGATTGGTGATTCACGCAATTATAATAACACGGCAGCTATATTGAGCTTGACCAGCAATCAAGCCCCTATCCTTCCATCAGGTTATGATTCATTCAGACTTATTGGATTCTGGGCAACAGACGGATCCAGTCACTTTGTTTATGCAACAAATAAGCCTCAGAACATCGCTGGCCTTTTAACTTATTTCAATAGCCCAGGAGTTGCTGTCCTGACAGGTGGTACAGCTACATCGTTCACAGCGATTGACTTGACTACCGGAAGTGCTGTCCCAACTACAACCTTACAAAACATAATTGTTACTTTTCTTGTAACCTTTACGCCTGTAGCAGCAGGGGATACTGTCCAATTTAGACCCACTGGATCAACTGCAACAGGAAACCTGCCAACAATTACAGGTGTGACTGCTGGTATTGCTCAGAGTCAGTATATTCAAGTTATCGCGGGTGTTGGTTCATCCAAACCAGAAATTGATTATAGAGTCACATCAAGTTCAGACGCCGTAACTGTAACTGTAGTGGAATGGGCTGGTGTTTCAAATAGTGCATATCCTGCACTGGTGTAATCTCACAGGGAGTGAGTAACATGGCTTATACAGCAGAAAAATTGATTACTCGCTCCTGGTTTCTTTCAGGAATTGTGGCAAGGAATTTACAAGTAGCAACAGGCGATCAAATTTATGACGGCTTGGATATGCTCAACGATTTGCTCAATTTCAAACAAATTGAAACTGACTTAATCCCTTATTGGCAATATATTACCTTCAATGCGGT